CTCAAGGGCAACTGCATGAAGTACCTGTGGCGTTACGACTACAAGGGTAAGCAGGTACAGGACTTACAGAAGGCAGGTTGGTACTTAAACAAACTAACAGCAATGGTAACAGAGGAGAATAACTAGTGGATCAGTATCAGCAGTTTATACACAAGAGCAGGTACGCTCGTTGGTTGCCAGAGCAGGGCAGACGAGAGACTTGGGAAGAGACAGTCACACGCTATGTAGACTTCTTTAAAGAACGTGGACAGCTAAAGGGTAAAGACTATAACCTACTCAAAGAAGCTATCCTACACCTTGATGTAATGCCTTCTATGCGCTGTATGATGACAGCAGGGGCTGCACTGGCTAAAGACAACGTAGCAGGGTTTAACTGTAGCTACCTGCACATTGACTCACCACGTAGCTTTGACGAGTTGATGTATGTTCTGATGTGCGGTACAGGCGTAGGCTTCAGCGTTGAGCGTAACTTCATTAACAAGCTACCCATCGTTGCTGAAGAGTTCCATCCTAGCGACAGCACCATTGTCGTGTCTGACAGCAAGATTGGTTGGGCTTCTGCGTTCCGTGAGCTAATCAGTCTTCTGTACGCAGGGAAGATACCCAAGTGGGACATGAGCAAGATACGAGAGTCTGGTGCTAGGCTAAAGACATTCGGTGGACGCGCTAGTGGCCCAGAGCCTCTTGATGATCTGTTTCACTTCTGTGTAGGCATATTCCAGAAGTCAGCAGGACGTAAGCTAACCTCCCTTGAGTGCCACGATGTATGCTGTAAGATAGCAGACATTGTAGTTGTTGGTGGTGTGCGTAGATCAGCACTGATTAGCCTGTCCAACTTGTCAGATCCACGCATGGCTAAGGCTAAAAATGGCAACTGGTGGGACACAGAAGGACAACGTAGGCTTGCTAACAACTCTGTGGCGTACACTGAGAAGCCAGACTTTGAGAGTTTCCTGGCAGAGATGCAGAACATGTACGAGAGCAAGGCAGGAGAGCGTGGTATCTTCAGTCGAGTTGCTGCTCAGAAGATTGCCGCACGTAACGGTAGGCGTGACCCTGAGCAGGACTTTGGTACTAACCCATGCTCTGAAATCATCCTACGCAGTAATCAGTTCTGTAACTTGTCAGAGATTGTAGTGCGTCCTGAAGATGACCTAGACACGCTGAAGAAGAAGGCAGAGGTAGCGGCTATCATTGGTACACTACAGGCTACGTTGACAGACTTCCGCTATTTACGGAATGTATGGAAGAGAAATACGGAAGAGGAGGCACTGCTAGGCGTAAGCATGACAGGGATTATGGATCACTACCTGTTGAGCAAAGGCGAATCACCTGACTTGGAGAAGTGGCTTGAACAGATACGTGACGTTGCTGTTAAAACTAACGAGAAGTGGGCGGCTAAACTTGGCATTAATCAGTCTGCGGCTATTACATGTGTTAAGCCAAGCGGTACTGTGTCTCAGCTTGTCGATAGTGCTAGTGGCATCCATCCTCGCTTCTCTGAGTATTACATTCGCAGAGTACGTAGTGACAAGAAAGACCCGCTTGCACAGTTTATGCAAACAGCAGGATTCCCAGTAGAGCAAGACCTGATGAGTCAAGCGTCACTGGTGTTCAGCTTCCCTGTCGAGTCTCCACAAGGTTGTACCACAGTTAAGCAGGTAGGTGCTATGGAGCAGTTAAAGCTGTGGAAAGCCTACCAGAACCATTGGTGTGAACATAAACCAAGCATTACTGTTTATTATACAGACGATGAGTTCTTGGAAGTAGCACAGTGGATATGGGATAACTTTGATCTGTGTAGTGGTATTAGTCTGTTGCCGTATAGCGATCATGTATATCAACAAGCTCCGTATGAGGACATAGACGCTGAGAAGTATGAGGAGCTACTAGCGGCTATGCCAGTGAGTGTAGATTGGTCTGCTCTGGAACAGTTTGAGCAGGATGACAACACAACAGGTAGCCAGGAATTAGCCTGTGTAGGTGGTGCATGTGAGATAGTGTAAATGTTGTAGGTACTAAAAAGCCCTATGTAGATGACTGCATAGGGCTTTTTTGTTACTGCGCTCTGAAGTAGTCTTTTACCTCTTGTTGTTCTTCCTCAGTAAGTTTATCTACTACATCACTAACTATTAAAGCAGCAGCTTTCTCCCTAAGTTCATCGTTTTTAAAAGTCATCTTCTCAAAAGCTAATAATTTATTAACTGCTTTAGGGTCTGCTGCCATTTTAGCTAGAAAAATAGGACTAGCCAGTACAGCCCCTGACGCAACTATTGCTCCTACACCTCCAGTAGACGCGCCTAAAGCTAAAGTACCTAAAGCACCATATTCTTTAGAACGGAGAACTAGAGTACCTACGTTGCTCTCAGGTTTTTTAGAAGCCTCTGCAAATAGATTAAATATTTGCTTTACTCTACCGTAGTCCTCTCCCATTACTGACTTTAAGCGAGCCGCTTCTGATGGTTTAGAAAACTGTGCAGCTAGTTTAGAATACTCTTGTATATCAAACGCCTCGTCATTAAGCTTAGGAACTGTACTAGCCAAAAACCCTTGCTTTATAGCTTGTTTTGCGTCTTTAGCTGTGGCATAAGCAATATTAGCAACACCTTCTTTGCTTTTATCTATTTGCTTGTAAGCTTCATCTATGCTTTTCATAAAGTTGTTAATTTTACTTACGTTTTTTTGATCTACTAACATTTTTCCTAGCTGATCGTAAGAACCTGCTTCAGCGTTCTTTATTAAGTTTTTATTTACTTCGGGTAACAGACCAGACATTCCTTCTTTGTAAGCAGTTTTTAAAGCAGCATACTCTTCCGCTACTTTAGGGTCTGCCTGTTTGAGCGTGTTTATAAAGGAGTCTTTTAAAATATTAGTAAGTTCTCCCATCTCTCTATCAGCCACAGAATTATAGTTTGAAGCGCGTATGTCGCCAAACTGTCTAATATCAGCAGCTATTTTTTTATCTAAACGCAACAGTCCTTCAGCAGACATCTGACTCAACTCTAAAACACCGTTAATGCTTTCATCTATATATTTAAGAGTATCTTTGTTTAGTAAAGGTTTTAGTTCTTTCTTTAATACCCGCTTACCGTCTTCTATTACATAGCCTTGTGTTAACTCGCTATTGTCTTTTACGAACTGTTGAAGACGCTTTTTTATGCCTGACGTGTTTACTTTCTTTTTTCTTACTTTAGAACTAATTTGATCTAGCCCTTCTCCATAAGTATTGCTTAAAGCTTTTTTACCTGCGGTTACGACATCTATCATTGCTTCGCCTATGTCCACGGGAGCGTTTCCTGTGGTATAGTCAATTTTATTAGCAATGTCGTTCAAAGCCTCTTGTGCAGCAGAATTAACCTTAATAGCATTATCTGCTACTTCTTTTCCAGAAAAAATACCTGCATTGGCTAGTTTTTCTGAGAAAACTTCTATAGCAGATGCTTGTCCAGTTTGGAATCTAGTAAGACTAGCACCTTTTGATTGAAGAATATCTTGCGTAGCTTTCAGAGATTCTATAGTGCCTGTCTCTTGTCCTTGCTTTACCGTTTTAATAATATCTGCTGCTACTTCTTTTGGAGTAAACCCTAAAGCTTCTTTAGCTGCAAAATATCCCGGTTTTGCGTACTTACCAATCCCTAATGTAGCTACATCAAAACCCGCAGAGAACAAAGCTTCTTCTGTCGCTTTTGCAAAATCTAACTCGTCTTCTGAAACTACGTCAGACAATAAAGAACCACCAAACGTACCAATAGCTCCTCCTGCTATTCCTCCTACCACTATTCCCGCAGGGCCAAAAGGAACTCCCATCTTAGCACCCGCTATAGAAGTAGCAATCCCCGCAGGTAAGTCTAAATTTTGCATTAACCAGTTAGGGTCTTCAGCTTTTGGAGAAGTTTCTGGAAAATTAAACTCGTCAATAGTAGCTTCGCCTTGCGCTAAAAGTTCTTCTCTGATCTGCGCTTGTGTCACGTTCTCTGGTAACCCAGACATAATTACTGTTCTGCCGTTAGGTAATACTACTTCAGACTCACTCATTGTTTTCACCATCTCTTTGTCCAAACACAATCACTCTTCTTTTAGAGGGTGTTCCTTCAGGAAACATTTGCTTAACAGCTAGGTTAAAATCGTTGTAGTTGTCTGATTTTTGATACAAACTAGCCTTAACTATTCCGTCATCGAGTTCTTGTTTCAGCTTTTCTAATATACCTTTGTTTGCTAAGTTGCCTTTCTTTAAACTAGCATAAATACCCTCAATAGCTTCTCTTTCGGGGTCAGAAATAACACCGCCAAACAAAGGTTTCAAAGACTTATACATTTCTAAACCTAAACGTATTTCTAACTCTGCTTTATCTGCTGATTTAACACCAAAAAAGTTTTCTAGACCTGTGCCTGCTAAGTTTACAGGGCCACCTGTTGAAACAGAATCTAACAACGCAGTCGCTCTATCAAGGTTGTTTTTTGAAGCATTCAAAGTAGGGATAGAGTCAGTAGCGGCTACCTTTAACTTTTGGAAGTCTGCCTCTCGAGTTTCTAAACCTTTTGTTTCAATTTGTTGTCGTTGGGCTTCTCCCGCAGTCTGAGCAAATTCTCCACCAGTTACTACTGTTTTACCTATAGGATTAGAAGGAGCATCTCCTATTGGAGAGTAGCTATTTTCTAACTCCCCAGTTTTATTATTCAAAGTAGGGATCATTGTAAAGTTGTTACCTTTTTCATCCCTGACTGTGAAGGTACTCCCCTTTAGTATGGTAGCGTTAGAGGTGTCTTTTATAAAAGAGTCTAAATTGTTAGGCGTTAATACACCTCCCGCAGCTAGCTTTGTAAGTTCTGGGTTGTTAAAAGTAGAATCTACATAAGAAGCAAACACCGCGCCTTGGGACTGTTTTAGTTCCTGCGCTTTTACTTGCTCCTGCATCTGCTTAATCCTAGCCGCAGTCTGTGCAGCACCTGCTAAGTCGCCAGTAGCTTGTTGTATCTGAGCAATCTTACGTAGGTCATCAGGGTTAGACATGTCCAACTGCGCCATAGCCATCTGTAGTTGCTCTGACGGAGTTCTAGTGTCTTGTCCCATTAAACCACGAGAAGCACGTTGTAGTCCTTGTGCGCGTTGTGCGCCAAAGGCTAACCGCTGTTGTGCAGGAGTGCCTCCTACAGCCATTGGATCAATACCACCGCTAGGTACGCCTGTAAGGAGTCCTGCAATATCTGTTCTAGCCATTGTTGTTCTCCTTAGTTAAATAAGTCCATCATTGCTTGTTCTCTTTCTGCGTCTGACAAAGCATCTACTTGAGCAGGACTAAGGGTGTAGTTAGGTTGATCTTTAGAAAAGTAATCTAAAATAGAGCCTAAGAAACCACCGCTGTCTACCAAAGGAGTAGCGTTTGCACCGCCAATGATTCTGTTCATTAGCTGTTCTTGCATTGTAGGCTGTTGACCTAACAAGCTAGTCATTAAGCCTTGGTCACGCTGTAAACGTAAACGATTAGCTAAGTCTTCTGCTTGTAGACGAGCCTCTAGCCCTGTTTGCTGTAGCTGAGTACCTAACTCTGCCCCTGCTAACTGACCTCTCTGCTGTAGCTGTGCAGGAATCTGAGCAGCACCAAACAACCCTAATGCTTGAGCTTGTGGCTGATAACCTGCGGCCTGTAGCATACCACCTAGCTGACCTGCTTGTAACTGCTCTGCCTGTGACTGCTGTCTAGCGGCTAGGTTAGCTCGTGCCATAGCTTCCTGTCGTGCAGTCTCTTGAGCTAGTAACTCAGGAGAAGCACCACCATAAGCGGCAGAGGACAACCCTAAGCGGCCTTGTGATAACAGACGCTCTTCCAATGCTAGACGCTGACGTTCCTCTTCAGGACGCTGTACGGCTCTCATTTGCTCAAATAACTCTGCCTGTGCTGTAGTAGGGTCTACACCTACCTGACCGAACAAACCTGTAGCCTGGCCTAGCAGTTGTTGCTGTGCCGCTTGTTGCTCAGGAGATAATGTAACGCCTAAGCCACCTTCAGGTGTAGTGGCTACATTGGCTAGACCACTAGTAACAGTGTATGGTCTAAATTGTGTAGCTTCAGGTACTTGTTGAGCTAACGCTTGCATTCCCGCTTGAGCTTCACGCCCTAGCTGTTCTGCTCCTGCAATGTTTTCTTGTCCTAAGTAATACTCTCCACCTGCGCGGAGTAGATCAGTTAAAGCCATTAGTATGACCCTCCAGTAATTGTGTCAGCCGTCAGTGTTCCTGTGACGTTCACGGTAGCGGCTGTTACAGTACCTGTGAAAGTAGGACTAGCAGTGTCAGCTTTAGTGGCACTGGCAGTGGCAATGTTGTTAAATTCAGTGTCGATCTCTGTACCTCTCACAATCTTAGCAGCATTGCCTGAAGGGAGAGAATCCTTTGTAGCAAAGTTAGTTGTCTTAGTGTAATTAGACATTAGATAAGTCTCCCTAGTAGAGCGTGTATGTCAATTTTTTGAATAGAAAAAGCAGCACCATTAACCTCTGCCTCAATACCAATGGTTACTACCTCACCACTACCGCTAGTGTTAACCTTTGGTGTGTTGATTAGAATAGAGGAGGTGTACTCTGCTGTAGTGTTATACTCAGAAACACCGTACTCGCCAATGTTGCTAGAGCCGAATGTAAACGCTTGTTTAGTGTAGCTTTCAGTATAGTCATAGCCCCAGTTCAATGTAGTAGGTGTGTTTTGTCCACCAATGATGGTCATGTTAAACTTCTTCAAGAACTTCAGGTTGGAAGTGTTGCCAAAGTCCATAGGGTTACTGAAGTATCTCATCTCGTACTTAACAGCACCATCCATGTAGCCCTTGTACTCAACTATGCCGCTAGAGATACCTATGTATATCTCACCACCTTCCAACACAGCAAACGACAGAGGATACATTCCTGACCACGTTGTAGCCCGTTGTGACCCATCAGGCAGTGCAGTACGCATATCAAAGCAGTACACAGTGTTGCTGTCTGGTAACGTCAGCAGGTAGAAAGCCTCTTCAGAACTGTACAGAGACTTGATAGGGTTAGTCTGTAGCGGTATTAAGTTTAACAAGTCAGTGCGTACATTCTTGCTGATGTCACGCATAGGCATAGACTTCTCTTGTATAGTCCTACCAAAGCTACGTACACCTGTCTCAGACAAGAACAGTATATCAGTGCCTGTGTGTTGTACTGAGTCACGAGCTATACAGCCAACGCCTTCTACAGTATCTGTAAGCGTCATAGAGGCAGGAGAGGATGCACCTGAGTACACAAGTATAGACTTCTTACCAAAGATGATTAGGAAGCCATTGTGAGCCGCTAGAGCCGTTATCTCGTCAAAGCCTGTAGGCCATACAGTAGTAACGTCTAACGAGCCTGACGTACCGCCTGTCCAGTGATGACCATTAAGTGTATCAGACCAGTAGACAGTGTGCTTGTTACCTGTAATGTCTGCTGCCCAGAGTCTACCGTAGGCCGCTAGAACTTCATTAGCTTCTGGAGGAGTACCTGTAGCGTGGCTGTGTGCTGAGTGTTCTTCTAATACAAAAGAACCTCCATGATCTGTACCTAACACATACTCGTGATCTCGTTGAAATAAATACACATGATCGTTTAGAGTAACAGCTTTCCAGTTATTAGCTGTTGGAGTATAACCTGTTGGTGTAGCATCTGTTAGTGTTGTAGTACCTGTGAATAATTTATTGTTACCTGCTGACACCACAACTTTGTCACCAGAGTTATCAATGTATTCATACACCATCTCTATACCACGACTACTTCCTAGTACAGAAGAGCCATTAGTAGACACTGCTTCCCAACCCTTACGCGCACCAATACGGCCTAGCTTGTCAATAACACAGTTGTCTGCAACAGCGGCAAACGATGGATCAACACCAATGGGCGAGTCCTGTGTGTTAAGCCCTGCAAAGCCAGGGGCGGCAACGGTAATGTTCTGTAATTGTTGAGCCATTAAGAATACCAGATAGTTTCTTCAGGATGTTGTGACGCATCAATAGCAATAGCGTCAGCCAAGGTGTTATCTGCTAGTGCAAACAACTCTGCCGCGCTAGTGCCTCCAGTTTCACCACGCTCTCTAGCACCCAATGCAGTGGCTAGTTGTATGACAGGTGATGAAGGTGCGCCTAGCTTGTCTGTGTCTTCTGTAAAGTCTGCTGTACGTAGTACCACGTTAAAGCGTAATTGATACACACCGTCAGGCTTTGGGTACACATCAACAGCATTGTCACCTGCGGCATCAACACCGTTAAAGCTGTAGAACTGTGGTGCGCCTATGGGTGGAGTCTCAATCAAGAAAGCATTGTCCATCCAACGTGAGCCACGGTACTGCATGAACCAATCTGATGTGTCATTAACAACATCTAACAACTTCATTCTGTTCTGTGAGCCAGTGAGTAC